AACCCTTCCTTTCCGCAGTTTGGCTTTTGGTGAACTCCGCAAGGGAAAAGTTCTTTGATAGTTTCATACTACCTCCACAAATTGTTTCATATCAGGTTCCCAATAGTTTGGACCCTTTAGTATTTTACCGTCGTCGCGATATATCGGATTGCCTTCTGCATCTAGCTTGCTCATATTAGAATCATGAACGTGATCAAAACAAGCATCAAGATCAATACCAAATGAGTGGCCAGCACCATATACCACATACAATAAATCAGTTAATGCGTCAGCAATTTCTACCATATCTTGCTGATCAATTGCTTCAAGCAATTCTTCTAGCTCTTCACGAATTAACTCGTGACGCAATCCAGCAACATCATCGCCAGCGAACTCAGGATTTGCTTTAACCTCTTGACCAAAGGTGTCCATAAATTCTTTAACTTTCATAAAATTAGTCATACTCACTTCCTCATATATTTGTATTTAGATTTTCTTGCCGATATTGTATTTAGCTTCAAGGCTCCACTCACTCTTCTCTTTGAATGGCAGTACCTTAATTTGGTTCAGCGGTGCAACTGGATCTTTACTTTTGAGAGGGTCAACAGGAGTTACCAACCCCCATTCAGCCAATAAGTTAACAATGGTATTTCTTCGAGAAATGTCATCGTCACCAAAATTACTTGGCTTCCCATCTAGAGCGAATAGTTCTTTAAAGTGAACTATGTAATACCGACCTTGTTTATGCAGGATATGGCACGACTGGTAGATGGTTTTGTTTTTATGTGAAGCTACACCGATTCGCGTGAGGGTCTCACGGATTTTTAAAAAGTCGTCATCATGTTTCAGATGAACCTCTATCATGCTGTTTAGCATCTCGACCGCCTTTGTCTATTCTTTTTCTTATATCAATTATTTGTTTATCAGAAAGAATAGAAACTGCCTGCCGAGCCTTTATGTCATTGTACCCATAATACTCTTTGATAACCGCAACATCACTATCTTTCTGCTTCTTCACCCACTTCGCGAATCTCTTTTTGGGTCTAACACTATTTATAAAAAAAGAATATTGTGGCTTCTTATCGAGATAATGACGGATGTTCATTTCGTTGGCAAGGCCAACAGTATCATTGTGGTATGACAACGTTCGGTTAGTCAAGAATGGATCGTATCCTCTCTCAGCTAGACGATCATTATCAGTTCCGACCATTAGATTTTTCTTGGTCGAGTTTATAGAGGTTACATAATCAAATGGATTCATTACCAAATTCCTAACATTTTTGAGTTTCCCGCAATAATAAAGAAGCAGGTGACGATATGCACCACCCACCAAAAGGTTCTAATCGCAGCTACCGCATTGGCTTGTCGATCAGTCTCGCCGACCTTTTCACCGAGGGACTTAGCCCATATGCGCCACCACTTCTTCATTATACTACATATCCTCTACAAAGTCAAGCCGACCCAGATACTGCATGCGCATAACATCCATAACAACATCATGCTTCGGGTCGTGACCAATGAACTTATCTTTCAATTCATCAGGGATGAATGTGTTCTTAATTCCTGAACCGAATAACATACCATCAATAAATGACCGCGTATCTCTAATCGCCCACCATTGTTTGAATGGATCATTATCACCAGTCGCATCAAGAATCGTTCTTAGGAATATTGGATCAAACGTATTTCCCCGTGTCCATACAGCTCGAGCTGCTGAGATGGAGAACTCAGTTGTCAGCCAATCATATAACTCAGAAATAGACCTATCTTCTTTAGATGGCTTTAATTGAATTTGAGCTGCTTCATCTTGCTTCTTCCACCAATCAAGCGTACTCTTTTGGATAGTACGACCGTACTCTTGAACCTGCTCTTTGACATCAAACTTAATTGTCTTGGTTCGCGCAATAAGGTCTTCATACACATACCCATCACCCTGCGTAAATCTAGCACTATCAAACTCTAAGCAAGCCAAGCTAACTACAGCGCCAGTAAACATATTCTGACTCAGAGTTTCAAAGTCATAAATTATACTCTTCATTTCCAACTGTCCCTCTCGTAACCACCAATATCAAATACAAACTTACAATCATTATAAACAATGTCAGCAAGTTCCTGAGTAAACCATTTGTTTGTTACCTGATGGCCGTTCTCGTCATACTCGTCATGAATATTCTCACCCATCTGAGTGTTAACCAAAAGCGTAGCATCAGCAACTTCTTTAATTTTATCAAGACCCATAGTCTCAACAACTTCAGGAATACTCATCCAATCTTCAACAGCATTTTCCATACGGATCGGATAGTCGCCGCGCTTATTTAGCCATGTCTCGTCCCACTCTTCCCAGAAATTCCAGTCCCAATCACCTAAACCGCCATCGCATTTGTTACGAACATAATCACCAAAGTCAGTATTCGGATCACCGCGCAAAATATCTAAGAACCCAGAGATCAATCGGGTGTATGGATTCCTGACCATATACACAACCTTGTAATCCTCATACCCAGGAATACTTACTTGCTTGTGGTGATTAGCAGCGCCGCCTTCAGTTCTATCATGGCGCAGGCGACCACCCTTATTTACCCATGTCCATGAACCTTCTTCGCTAATCTCATTGAAGAACCCCAGACTCGACCTTGAGCCACAGCCTGAAGTGCCCCAGTAGATTAGCTTCGCTTGCTTATTAAGTAATGCCATAATTTTAAATCCATTCGCAGTCTATCATTATTTCAGTCATCATTGCCATCATATTTATCTCTGGGTCTGCAGCGAATGCAGCCTTATACTGATAGTCGGCAAGAGTAACAACAAGCTGAGGAACGCTGTTTGGCTTAACATAATCACCAGCACTATCATATATCTTGCGGAAGATAGCGGTAGTATCACCATCGCAGTTTTGAGCAACCCACTTACGAACCTTGGTAAACTCTTTCGCCTTCATCGAACTCATGAGTTCTTTCATTCCCAGCTCAGAGAAATTGACCAGAATACCAGCGTCAATCTTACCTGTCGCAGCATACCGCTGAAGCTCGTTCAATACTCTACGATTGTCGGGGAAGTGTTTCTTAACAACTTCAACAACTGTAGGTTTATCAAACTCAACACCCTCGCCGGTCAAAATATTACAGACTCGTTTGAAGAACTCACCGGCCAATTTGGGCTTATCTTCAGGCGCCATCTTGAACTCAACAACTGAACACCGTGACCGTAACGGCTCAATGATCTTGTTAGCAAAGTTACATGTCATAATGAAGCCACAGTTAGCACTGTATTCTTCCATAAAATTACGAAGGGCAGGCTGTACAGTTTCTGCGTTCAAGTAATCAGCTTCATCGAGGATAACATACTTCCGGCCACCAGACAAAGACATTGAGGATGCGAACCCTTTAATCTTTGTTCGTAGAGTGTCAATCAATCGACCCTCGTCAGAACCATTGATCACGATATAGTCACAACCCAGTTCCTCAAGCATGGCTTTGGCGATAGTTGTTTTACCAACGCCAGCTGTTCCTGTAAGAAGTAAGTTCGGCACATTCTTTTGATCAACAAACTGTTGGAATGTTTGCTTCAGTGATACTGGTAAGATAGTATCAGAAACAGTTTTGGGTCTGTACTTTTCAACGTACAAGAACTCTTCTAACATATATTAGTTTCCTTGCGATTATCAATAAGTTCGAGGCGAGAGTCATAATTAATAGGATATCCGCATGCCCTCAAATAGTTTAAGAATTCATCTAGCATATCGTCTAGCATAACATCACGATCCATAATTACATGCCGGATTTCTTTGTTCACGGAAGAACCATATTCGCAACCATATGGGTAAGAAATAAACTCATAGCTTGGCTTCATGGTGATCTCCCATCTCAAATTCAGGCAGTGGTCGCCAGTTAGTCATAGTCGACACTCGGAAAGAACGCCAAGCCCGAACGTCACAACCCCAAACAGCAATGTTAGAAGAAGCGGCATCAATATCCTTAACGAGCATCTTGTTGCCAGTTTCCTGCTCAATAATATCAGAGTTCAGAGTGCATGGCATAACTCGCGTGCCGCCATCGTTAATTTTCTCAAAGGTCACTTCAATTATACCTTCTTTCAAACCATTTATCAAGTCATTCATCATTTAATTAATACTCCATATACATCACTAAATTCAACCCAAACCTTATATCCATTATCTTCAAGAATAGATATTATCGGCTTCTCATCACAATGGGCATGCTCGATCTTAACCAGAGTCGGCTTCACTTTCCAATCATACCCTTCCATCACATTAACCTCATGACCTTCAACATCAATCTTCATAAAATCTATCCGGTCAATGGACGAAGACTCCACAAAATCAGTCAGAGTCATACACGGAACGCGAACTATATCTCCACGAATCTTATCATTACTAGGATCGTTCAATAACAAACTTCCTTTGTGATTATCAGAAACAACATGAGATATTCCCTTCTGCCATTCATATTCATTACCAGCAGAATCTAATTCTGGTTTCGGGGTCAATAAATCTATATGTCCATTGTAATCAGATATCGCGAGATTATGAACCTCTGTGTCATTATTTTTACATTGTATTCTCATCGCAGCTGCATGGATGGGGTTGGCTTCAATCATATACCCCATCCATCCAGCTTCAGAGAAGTCAAGGCACGTATCAAAATCACACGTGCCTATCTCAATGTAAACTTTACGCCCCATATTTAGAGCCAGCTTCTGTGGCTACCCAATATTCAATACGCTCTCCGCGGAAGTGCGAAATGCCCTTAGATGATACCTGTACAGCGTACTCGTCAGGAATGAACTTGAAGTTCTCAGTCTTAAAGATAAACGAGAATGTCTCCTCAGTCTCACCAACATCAACAGAAAACTCATTAGAGGATGGGTTCTTACTGTCAGTTGCCACTAGGGAAACGACACCACCATCACCACGAACAGAGATTTCAGGTAAACCCAATTGGTTCGCTGCGTTAACAACGCTCTTCAAAGTCTCACGACTCATAGCGAATGACACTTCAGCAGACGGTAGCTGTAGATCCTTTTCGGGAGGAGCTGTTACCATAGACGGGTCAGTGTAAGTATAGCTACACTTGGATGAACCCTGGGAAATCTCAAGACTTGATGTACCAAATTCAATATCACCGTTCTCGAATAGACTATTCAGGCCAAGGAATTGGTTCAGTTCATAGATCGCAAAGGGAACTGGGAACTGCTCAGTCACAACACAAGAAGCAAGGATATTCTTCTGGGGCGAAACGGTTCGCAGTAAGTTGCCTTGATTGAACACAAGGGATGGGTTAATTGTAGAGAAGTTCTTCAAAACTTCAACAGTGCTTTCACTTAATTTCATTTTACTATTCCTCAGTTAAAATATTATCAGTTGTGTTTAAATGCAAACGGTCGTGTTCATATAATTTTAAGAATCCATAATGAATAGTCTTCATTATATCTTTTCTCCAGTCATCAGGGGATTCGCCTTTCTTACTATAACGGCCATTGTACTTATCTATATTACCCGCAAAGAATCCCATACCATGACCACGGTCTACAATAATCTCAGCGGACTGTAGTCCACCTTGACCATAGTGGCCGCTATAAGTCTTATCAATGTAGGCGCTAAACTCAGTAATCAATTCGTCTTCACGGAATTTATACTCTATACACTTGTCAATCTCATAGACGAAACCGTGTTCTTTGTCTCGTTCATCTGTATAATGGCTCATTTCCTTTTCTTCCCTATTGCGTCAATATCAGCTGTAGCAGAAGCGCCCAGCGTAGCTATATCCGAAAGTGATCCACCAAACGTATACGAGCCAGTATGCTGTAACTTCATCCAGGGGCACAAGTAAACATTGACATCAACATCTCGCATCCACTGACAGAACATATAATCTTCAGAAAGATATCGCTTGCTCTTCGGATCAATCAATGCCTGGAAATACATCATAATCTCACGACTGCCATCAAAATGCTCAGTCCTAACATGATCAGGGATGTAACTGTACTCGGGGTATGCGACATCAAACTTCTCGAACGCCGTTCGCCCAATCATCATAAACCCAGTGCCGCCCTCAAGAACTGAACACGGCTCATGAATAGCGATTTCAGTTGTATCGTCAGTAGGATTGAACACATAGTCGCCGACATACTTCTCAAGGTCGTTAGGATTATCATCGGCCAGACCCTTGTCAACAGCACGCTTAATCTTTTCCCAAGCGATTGTTTTCTTAGGATATGGACCACACATAATCTCTTTAGGATTTTCTTCTTCAGTATCCATCAGAGCAAGAAGCGTCAGAACATCGTGAGGATCAAACCCAATATCTGAATCAATAAACATCAAGTGGGTGTAGTCACTTCGCATAAACTCATCGGCGCAGTAGTTTCTAGCGCGAGTGATTAGTGATTCATTGAACAGATAAAAGAACTTCAGTTCAATCTCATACGCTTGACACAACTTAGCCAAATCCGCGCAAGACTTGGCATACATACCGTGGCAGTTGCCCCCATACATGGGGGTCGCCACCATTAACTTGCGTTTCCGCAGTTCGCTTAATTCAATTTCAAGATTCATTCATCATTACCTTTACCGTATTGTTTAATTTATTATATATCATATTGGGGGAAAAGTCAACTATTAAAAGGAGTCGGCATATGAATTTTGTGACGGAGAATATGCCGTTGGTGGTTTGGCGGGAATACCGGCAGTTTGCGAGGCCATGGAGGCGCCG